CGCGCGGATGGCCGTGGTGTCGGGATTGAGATTGTCGATCGCGACATCGATCGGCTGCGGGATCGGGCCGAACACGTAGGTGTCCTTCACCGACACCGGCCGCCGGTAATCGATGTAGGCCGCCACCGTCTCGATATCGCTCTGGAACGGAAAGCCGCCGTTGTCGGCGCGCAAGTCGTCCATCATGAAGCGCACGGTAACGGTGCCAAGGTCTTCGCTCGCGGCCCATGCCCGCGTCACGCCCGGCACCGCCAACGCCCACGCGACGTAATCGTACTGCGCGCCACCCATCGGTGGCTCGCGGATGCGCTGCAAGACGCGAATGCGCAGATCGTCGTCGTTCTCGGTATCGGTGCCGGTTTGCAGCGTCTCGACGAAGCCGTTCTGATCGACGCCCGGCGGCAGGTTGACGATCGACAGTCCGGCACCCACCGGCAAGTTGCCGCCGCTGCCGGGATCGAGCGCGCGAATCGGCGCGGTCGTGGGCGCGCCGCCTTCCGCCATGGTGATCGATTCCAAGGTCTCGTATTGCGCCTGCGTGCCGGAATAGCCGAGCATGCTGTATTGCGGCAGTACCGAGCCCTGGTCACCCGTGAAAGCAGCGGTGCCGGTCGAGAGCGTCGCCATCTTGCGGCCGGTCGAGCCGTCCGCATTGACCAGCCAAATGTCACCGTGGCGATCGAGCCATTGCGTCTCGGCGGTGTCGGGCAAGAGTTGCAGCGCCAGCCAATCGATGTACTGCAACACCGCGTGGCAGAGTGCGCCCTGATTGTCCGACAGCACGCGAAGCACGCTGTTCGGCACCAACGCGTCTGCGCCCGGCAGCTTGGCCCGGATGGAGTCGCGCACCATGGCGCGCGTTTCGGCGAGCGTAGGCGTTACCCACGGCATGTCGGAACCGCTGTTTAGAAGGTTCTAAAGAGGATTTTCGGGGATGCCGATGTCATACCGGCTGTCGATCGCCACCATCCCTTCCCACAGGATGGCGTAGCGCAACTCGATTTCCACGATCGGGCCGCGATAGATTCGGATCAGCGCGTCAATGCGCTCCTTGCCGACGCGCGTGGCCTCGACATCGAAGCGCGAGCCGATGCGGCGGTCGATGAACGGCTGGATCGCTTCGCGGATGTATTGCTCGACCCGCACCGTGGTTGCGCCCCGGCGCGAGCCCGCGTCCTCGATCTTGTCGCGTTGCAACAGCCACAACCGCGAGCCAAGCGTCCAGCCGTCCCAAATCTCTTCGGCCTGATAGTCGCCCCACCATCCGCGCCGGTCGGTATCGTCGGGGTCGGGCAGAATGTCGCCCGGTTGCGCGAGCGCATCGGTGCCGAGCGCCACCACGATCGCCGTCGCCAGCGCCTGCGTGGTGTCGAGCGTGCCGTCGCCCAACAGATTCCAATCGATCTGCACCACGCCCTGTCCGGGGAAGAGCGTGTTTTGGAGAAGCCGGATGTCGGGCATGTCACTTCATGGTGTAGAGGCTGAGACCCCACGCGATCAGGAAGATTCCAATCGCGATAGCGACGATCCACAAGCCGCGCCGGGCGTCGCGGCTCACGCCAGCAACTGCGCAGGCATGGCGTGGATGCCAAGCAAATGCTGGCCGAACAGCAGATTAGCGGCGGCGATCAGCAGGCCGATCAGCACGATGGCCCCGATGACGTACTTGACCGGCGTCACCCATGGCCCACCGCCCATCTGCGGCCCGAGCCAATCGAGCACAAGATTGACGATGTAGAGGATGACCACGGCAACAATCACCGCCACCGCGAACCATACGATGCCCAACGGCGACACCGTGACCCCGCCCGCGACGCCGAACACCGCCGCGATGGTCACGACCAGGGCGATCAACAACAGCGCGCCGATCGCGATCTTCGCGATCTTGGCGAAGAACGCGTCCGGCGCGACTTTATCGATCGAGGCGAAGAAGATGCCGCCCGCCGCCAGAATGGCGATGATGTTCACCACGAATTGCACCAAGCCAGAACCTGTCATGGCAACCTCCCTTTATGGTGCGGGCGCGGGCCATCCCGCCGTCACGTCATAGGCGATGACGGCGGCGATGGTGGTCAGCGCATTCACTGCGTTCTTCTTGCTGCACTGGACGGTCAACAGGCTCGATCGCCGCGACGCGATCAGGCCCATGATCCCGGAGATTTCCGCGATCGACACCGTGACCGGCGAGGTAAGCTCGACCGGCGTCCACGGGATGCCTGCGGTGAACGGATCGGGCGGCGCGACCGAGCCGACATGCGTGAGCGGCGACAGATGCGACAGCGTGCCGATATGCGAGAGATAGCCCACACCCGCCGCATTCAGATCGATGGCCGATAAGGTGTACGGGTTCGCGCTGATGTTGCCGCTGCCGGGCTGCGCCGCGATGCCGGTGTGACTGAGCGGCCCCGCCAGTCCTGGCGCGGCGTAGTGCGGCGGATCGCCGAATGAGGTTTGCAGCTTCTCGTTGATGGTGTTCGCACCGCCGCCCGTGCCCGTTGACGTGCCGACCAACACGGTATCGATGTAGCTCAGCAGCGTGTTGAACGGCGGCACCACATAGGTGTTGATGTGCGCCACCACCACGGTGTTGACTTCGGCGAGCGCCGTGCCGATGGCGGCGAAGGCGTCGTTGCCGAGCGTGACGATGCGCGCATTGATCTCGGTGACGATGTTGTTGATCACCGTCACGATGTAAGTGTTGATGCGATCGACAAGCGCGCTGTTGGTGCCGTCCACCACGTTGCTGTTGACGCCGCCGACCACCGTCGCATTCACCTGATCGATGATGTTGGCTTCGTGGCCGTTGATGTTGTCGATCAGCACGTTGATCTCGGCAACCAATTCGTTGATCTGCGAGACGAGATCGTTGGTGCCGCTCGCGCCCGCCCCCATGCCGCCGAAGATGGTGGGAATGACTTGGATCGCCATCGCCGCCGTGGCGGCATCGTCGGCGTACCAGTGGTAGTCGCCAGCGGCGACCGGATAGTGCACGTGCGCCTGCCGCTTTTCGTCGAACATTTCGTCGATCAGGTCGCACTTGACCTTCTTCGCTTCCGCGAGCGTCAACCCTTTCGCTTGCAGCAAGGTCAGAAACTGATCGAAGTACGTGACGTACGGCGTCACATCGTCGAAGTTGGTGCGCAGCCCATTCAGATTGGCCTGTTGATCCGGCGTCTGATACTCGATCTCTCCCCTTCCTTCCGTCCACTGCACCATCCATAGCTCGGGCGGCAACGCGCTATAGTCCATGCCTTTGACAGAGGCATTATCGACCGAAAACAGATAGGGTTTATCGTTCTGCAACCACCAGCGCACGGCTACACCTTGCAGTGAACGTCCTTTTTCACCATCAGCGGCGACGTGCACCAATTGCCACCTTCATCGTTGAAGATGCGGTGCTCTTGGTAGCGGATGTGGGTGTGATCGTCGGTCGATTGCGTGGACTGCGTGCGATCCTGCGTATAGGTGCTGGTATCGCTGCCGCCACGCGACGATACGAATTGCTGCCCGTGTTGATGATAGGTCTCGCGCCCGTTCTGTTCGGTCGCGATTTCGGACTTGCGGTTCTGCGCCAGCACGTCGCGCTGGCCCTTGGGCTTGAACTTGTCCTGTTGCTGTTGGCCATCCTGTTGCTGCTGGCCAAGCATCGATTCGTTCTGCACCTTGCTCTTGTCGTCATCCGGCGGCGGCACCAAGGCGATGCGGTTCACGCGATCGTCGCGGCACGACAGAAAGTTGCCGCCCGGTTGTTTCTCGCCGTTCTGGCCCTTCGAGTCGCCCGCCATGTGGAATTGCTGATTGTCCTTGTTGGTGCGGAACATCGCCGAGTCACCTTTTTCAAGGTGATGCAGGCGGTGGCGGCGATCGTCCATCGGCCCGTTGACCGGGAACGAGCGGTTGCCGCCCATGAATTGCGTGAAGCATTCCGCGCCGCTGCGCACACGGCCGTCATCGTCCTTGTCGGCGTCCATCACCACCGACGTAAAGCCGTAGTTCTGCGGCGACTCGATGCTGTCGCGGGTCTCGCCCTTCATGAAGTCGCCCTTGCCCTCTTGCATGAGCTTGGAATCGTCAACCCCATGCACGACGGAGCGCGCGCCGCCCGAGACGTAGCCGCGAAACGAC